CTGTATTAACTCTTTGGTAAATTTTATAATTCTATCAACAACAAAAACCGAACTTATGGCTTTTCCAATTCCAACAATCTTAGCATCAAACCCCGAAATCTCCTTGCTCGTATTATTCACCGCCGAACCCATCCGGGTCACATTGTTGGTCGTGTTGTTCAGTTGAGCATTGACCTGGGTGAGGTTCGTGTTCACCTGGGCCAAGACATTGACCGTGGTGTTGAACGAGTTGTTGATGTTGTTAATCGTACTCAGCCCTTGGGCCGAGGCGATGTTGGAAATAGCTCTGGCAGCGGCGGCTGCGGCGGCAGATAGGTCTCTATTTTTAGCGATAAGCTCGTCAAGCTTTCGCTTCATATCGTCTATATTCGCATCGTAACTTACCGATATTTTATCAGCCATTGGTGTCTTGTTTAGCTTTGCGTTGCCTTTCCTCTTGGAAATGCTTGAGCAAAGTTAAGACATCCTCAACGGATGTTTTCATATACTCCTTGTAGAGGAATATATCGCCCCTCGCTAAGAAAACGAAGAACTCACGCCAATTTAAGTCGTTGAGGTAGAGTTCTGAGCCGAGATTTCGGATTTCAGGAGTTCCCTCGTCTGCTCCAGCCGGGAGGAGGCCATCTCCCAGAAGATTGTCCAATCTTCTTCTAAATGTTCTATATTGGGAAAGAACTGACTCAGCCCGGCTAAAACGAAAAAATCGTACAACTCCTTGCCCTTGTACGCTTCCCTAAACGCCTCCACCTTCTTCTGCTCAAACTCGTTGTTCCACTCGCCTGGGTTTTGGTCTTCACGGATCAGCACCGCCCCGGCCAACTCCATCATCACTTCGGGGTGAACGAGCATATCCTTCCTCCTGCGCATCTCCCCGACAAGGAAACCAATCTGCGCCAGGTTCTTCACGGCGGTGCCATCCACGGCCTTGTTCAAGGCCCCCTCCATATTCTCCAGGAAGACATCCAGCTCTTCCCTTGAAACCATCCGCTGCAACTGAATCACGAGGTCTTGGATCCGTCCCATTCGGTCAATGGGGATGTCAAAGATGTTCTGGTAAATGAAATAGCGGTGGCCCTGGCAGGTCAACGCAAACTTCAAGCCACGCATCTTGTCGGGCTTGTAGGTATCGTCCCACACCATTTGGGTCAGCTCCTTCTTGAAAAGCTTGTAAACGAGTTTGTGTATCACGAGAGTTTAATGAGGATGAAATTGAGGCTTACGCCCACGAGCATCACAACACCCATTTGCAGGAGGTCAAAGCCCATCAGCGGAGCGGTGATAAGATAGAAGATGCCTCCCCATACCGAAGCCATACAACCCACGCACCCATAAATAGGTTTGTGAAGGTTGGGGAACTTATGCGGGGGGATGGTTTTCTTGAACCACTTGCCCACCTTGCCGAGGAGTTGTTCATCCTCAAGCATAATGGACAACGATACGGTCATCAGGCTTACGGCCAAAGCCCGTGCCAGCGTGTCAAGAGATGTCATTTCTTCTTCTCAAAGGTCATCCAAAGGACGCTCACCAGAGAGATGGTCGCACCAACGATTTCGGCAACGGACGATTCGTCCAAATAGCCTTTCGCAGCGAGCAAACCGCCAGCAAAGGTCAATGCGTGGCGAAGGAGGGGGAGAATTAGGTTTTTCATGGGATTGGGTTTAGATGGGGTGATGTTGTACTTTGGTAAAGAAAACCGCAAGGATTCGGGCAATGCAAACACGCAAGGGGCGTGTCGTTCTTTTTTGGTCATCATGGCTTAGGGGATGATGTATTTGAATTGAAAGGAAAAGCAGGATTCGGGAGTCGTGTAGGTCGGATCGAGGGTCAGCGGTAACTCATCGCCGTCCAGGTTGGGCGAGGCACCGCCGGTGTAACTCGCATAAGCCCGCACCTCGTAGGTTCGGCCAATGGCAAAATACGCTTGGAGGTCATCAATCGTGGAGTTGGGGATGGTGATCGCTCCCGACACGGGCGTGGCCATCGTGAAACGGAAGGGGCGGTCAAGGGTCACATCGGTAATCACAACGGTAACAGCGGTGCTTGGCGTGGTATAGCCAATCACAACGCTATCGGCGCAGATGTCAAAGGTGCCAATATCGGGGCAGTCGGTGCATTCAAGACAACTCATCGGCTTGGTTGGGTTTTAAGTTCGGGGACAAAATTGTTGTTAAAGTGGGTGTAGCCGCTCTTTTTGAGGTGTTTAAGGTACCATTCGCTCAAGAAGCTGTTGCAAAGATACCGAAAACAGTCGGCAAAGTCGGACTGTTGGGTAATGATGTATCGGTTTCGCTTTATGATATTGCCAGCGGCATCGCACGCCACCATCTTCATGTCCCTCGCCACGCCGGGGGCCGTCTTGGGGTTTATCTTGATGTCGGGGTGGAATTGGAGAAGGTAATTGCATTGCGCCCGGCTGTTCTCGTGCTTCGGGTTCGGAGCGACCTTAATCTGCCGCTGCGCCAATCCCAGGCCCCTCGCTAATTGTTCGTAGTAGTTGGCATTGTCCCTCTGCGATAAATCGCCCCGCTTGCCCATTGCATCGCCCGTGAGCAGGCAGGAGAACAGGAAGGGGGCGTACTTGGCCTTAATGGTGTCCACCATCTTGGGGATGCTTCCGTCCGTGACCTGGAACTCGTCAACGATGTGAACGTGGTCCCCTTGGCTATCCGTCCACATCTGCGCCACCAGACCGCAGAAGGGTTGCAGGTTGAAGTCAAGGGAGATGTAAATGGGAAGGTTCGGGTTGAAGGAGGCGTTGTGGGTTTCGTGCTTCTTCGCTTCGTAAGAGATGAAGAATGGGTTTTCGGGTTTCTCCTGCACCTCCCAATCGCCCTCCACGAATCGTTTGTACTCGTATTCGGGCATATTGTCCCGAAGGGATTGAAGGTAATCTTCGGGGATGTGGGGGTTGTCGGTAATCTTGGAGGGGATGTAGGCCCAGGTGGAGGGAAGGTCGTTCTCCTTCCACTTGTCGTAAATCAACTCCTTCACCCAATTATTGCTTGGGTTGCAAGTGGCCATCACGACAATGGGCGGTCGGCCTTCGCAATTCAGCCACGAACCGGCACGCTCCAAGACCTTGTAAAGGAGTCCTTCCTGGCACTCGTTAATCTCGTCAATCCCACCGCCGTTAATCTCCAAGCCCTTAAATCGGTCAAAGTCTTTATCGGTATCGTAATTCTCGCCCATAAAGATTAACTCGGAGCCGTTGGTGAACCGCACAATCTGCGCCTGCTTGTCCCAAGAGGCAACGTGCATCCCTAAGCCTTGGTTCATCAGGGAGGTGAAGGTCACAAGCGTTGTCCTCTGAAGCGTGGGCATACTCTGCCTGATAATCACCCACCGGCTGCCTGGGTACTTGGAGCAGAGGGAGATGAAGGTTAGAAGGAGGCAGTAAGTCTTCCCGCCTCGGATCGCTCCGCCAAAGAGGATGAATTGCTTCTCCCCCGACAAAGCCATCTTATACGCCTGACTCTGCCTCGCCGTTAGTTTCATCCACAATTGGTTCAGTCAACTCAAGAACAAACGGCCCCGTGTTCGGTGCGGTGGTCTGCTGCTGGGGCTTGCCATACAAATAGGCCAAAGCCAATTCCATCGCCCGCATATTGCCACGAATCGCCTCAGTCACCAATCGGGCAATCAACGCATCCATCCGCTTCACACCGCCAATCGTCCTGTCCAAGTCGGCATCAAGCAAGTCCCGAATATCTCGCCTCGTGACCGTCTTAGGCTTCGTAGAACGAGCGTTTAAGAGGACAGGTATCTCTGCCTTCGGTTCAGCACTCGGAACGCTCTCAGGGGCCTCAGAGACCTCCTCCTCAATAACCTCAGCCCTCTTCTTCTTTACAAACTCATGTATTGCCATGCACCCACAAAATTACCACAAGTCAAGTTTAATTCGCCCAAAAAAAATGGGGGGTACCCCTTTTCCACAAAAAAGGTGTTTTTTCCCACAAAGGTCGCAATTTGTTTTTTACCCCTTACTATATATATAAGTGTCTATATACTATATAGACATCTATATTAAATATAGACATCTATATAACATATAGACATCTATATAGAATATAAACACTTATATTAAATCTTATGCTCATTTTCGTTTGAGTCGCATTTTACACACCAAAAAGAGTCTAAAAACAGCGTCAAAAAGGTACCCGATTTTAGCCATTTTGTCAAACTGTGTTAAGGGGTGAGAAATAATGTGGGGAGGGGAACTCGCCCCACTGTCCACAAAAATGGGCGGGTTTGTCCTATTTGCTATACACTACGGGCGGGCCGGGCATACGGGCCACAGGGCCACAGGTTGCAGGGCCTGGGCAATTTGGGGCCTTTTCTTTTCGCCCCTATTGCAGGGCCAGGGCCACAGGTCCACAGCCACAGGGCCAGACCCTGGGCCTATCGTCCCAAATTAGGGGTCCCTTCTTTTCGCCTCTCTTTTGGATGTCATCCAGGCGCCGGGCCTGGTCACCGGGCTAAAGGTCACCGGTCAAGGTCACCGGCCCAAAGCAGGACGGCCCAAATTAGGGGTCCTTATTTTCGGACCTACTTTTGGGGATCACTGAGCCAAAGTTAGTTTTTTCGGGCGGTCTGTCTGTGGTGGGACCCTCAGCCCTCTGACCTCTCGGCCTGTCAAGTTCTCAGCCCGCCCAA